GTCGAATCTATAGTGACACTTGGTCCAGTCTGAGTTGTGCTGACTGCAACTTCAGGACGAAGCACCGTAATAGTAAATTGGGGCATGTTATGCTCCTAAACTGATTGCTTGGTAGCCAGAGCCAGTTGTTGGATCACCAGTTGCAACATCAGGTTCCCAGCATTGAATAAGAGCAATACGATGTGTGTTGATTTGTGCAGGTGTGCTATCTGTGGTCCATGTGACACCAACTACTGTGACTGGAACACGAGCACGAGCATCTGGCAGCACTGGGCCTGAATACAATCCACCAGGAATAGTGATATTCACTACACCAGTTGCGGCATTGCCTACTACAACATATACTTCTGGGTCAATCTCTACTTTAGGGAAATATCCGATTACTTGGCTGGAGGCAAAGTTTGGCTCGCCTGTTGTGCGGTTGAATGTGACTGGATCAACTACCAGGGTTTGATGATCAAGTTCAAAGGTCCATCCTGTGATGTCCTGACCAAAGTTATAAACTAATGTTCTCTGTGTGCTTGGGAAAATTTGTTCAATAAGAATATTGTCAGCACCACCAATATACTCTGCAAAATCTAATACGCCGGCCATAATAGGACTCCTAAAGGAAAAGATACAAGAACTATGGTCCTTGTATCTTTATTTATGAACTTGGATTGCTTACAAGTTCTGAATATAACCAGTAATGTAAGGGTTTATGTGCCACCAATAATAGGTTTCAGGAGCCCTAACGCCTAAATGCAAACTCCAAGCCTTGATACCACCAGTTGGGAAAGCAGGTGCTGTGCCAGAATAGAAATCACTCCACTTTACTTTGCTGGTAAAGTTAAATGTCCATACATCGTTTAAGTTTGTAAGGATATCTTGATTTGAGTAATTGATCCATTGCTCGCCTACAGTGTTAAAGCCTAACACACCACTACCATAAGTGCCTGCATTGGCAAAGGAACAATCCAGCACAATGGTATTGCTATTGACAACACTGATAACTTTAACACCAGAACGACCATCAAATGCACCAACACCATAAGTGATAGTGCCCGGAGTCCAGGCCCCACCAGTGGTAGTTAAAGCACCTTCCCATTGATTCACACTTGATGTTGGTGCTGAACTGCCAGCCAAGTGGAATGTATCCCCAACAGCAACACTAATACTATTAAAGTTTTCCAACGTGACCTGTAGTTTAGTAGCACCATTAAATGACACATTACTAATTGCAGTTGCACGCCAAGGACCAGTTCTAATGATATTCTCATCTTGTGGCTGAATACTACTACCACTATCACTTCTTATACGGCGATACAAGATTGGATTATAGTATCTGGCAATAGGACGAATCTTATTATAGAATGGTGTTGTAGAAGTATTAAATCCAGTGACTCCTGATTGGTCATTATGCAAGTAATAAAATACTTCCAACACAGGAGCATTGGTGGTTAAACTAATGCTGCCACCAAACGCAATTTCATCAGTGGTGCTTAAGAATCTACGCACACGATTTTCAATGCGGTCATCACCACCACTACCCCACGATCCACTTGTGGCAAACAATGCACCAGGGGCAGTGCCTGCCACTACTGAATCAGCAAAGCCTGAACGAATACCAACATAGTTTTCTTTAACATCTGAGTTGTAAGCAAATGGACCAGCCAGGACTTCTCGTTCAGCATAATTTACATCTGTTGATGGAGCACCCCAATTATTGATAGTGGGTCTAATAGGAATAGGCTTGGTATTGTTGGTATAAACAACAGGCGTAATAGTTCTTGTAGCAGTGCTATAGATTGGATAATCTTTTGTTGCGTTGTCATACACATACTTGTCACGCAATGTGCTGCCAGTATAAATGCCTGCGGCTTCAATATTACCACGAGCAGTGATATTTGAGAACTCAGCAACACCATTGGAGTTGATGCTCCAACCTTGTGTTCCAGTGACAAAGTTATTGCTCTGCACACTCATAGTGAATGTATCGGCAGCATATATCTTGTCCGCACGCACACTACCAGTGACCAACAAGTTGCCGTCAATGATTGTGTTTGCTAAACTCCAGTTGGCACTATTATTAGCACCCGCAATAGCACCAGTCCAAATACGAGTTTCAGTAAATGTTCCTGCTGGATTGTATTGTGTCACAGTATCACCAGGGATAGGACCACCTGACACTTGTGCGGCTGTGTATGCTGTAGTGTAGTTGAATGAAGTTGCCGCAACACTTTGATTAAAGATTCTGCTGCCACGAGTTCCTGCAGTGCCTGGTCCGCCTGCGGCACCATCATATACTCGAACAATACTAACATCATCATACCAGACTATGCCATCATATACAATGCTACCACGAACTGTGACGAGATCAGACGCAATAGTTCCTGTGTTGATGGTGATTGAGTTGCCAGATCCTGCACTCAATGTAGCCGATCCAACTGTCACTGACCAGTTTGGTGTGCCTGTCAATCCACCAGACTTGACACCTGTTAGTGTAATTGATGTAGGGCTTTGAACAACACCTGACGCATTCAAACGCACCAATTGACTTGACGCAGTGATCTTGAATGTAGTGCCAGGTGTTCCTGCTCTAACACGATTCAAACTCAATGTGCGAGAGATTGATGTATAACCGGTTTTGCTGGCTGTGATAGTAATCGTTGCTTGATCACCAATACCAGTCCAGTTAGATACAGTGACTCTACGACTTGCACCAGTTGGCAATCCTGTTGTGGCTACTGCAAATGTGACTTCAGGCGTGCTACTTGTAATGCTGTAGTTCCAATCAGTTGATGGGGCACCACCTTCATACAGATACACAACAGTGTTGCCGCCTGTATAAGAACTGATTACACCATTATAATCTGCTGGGAAGTTATGCACTTCATTAGTCAAAACCATTTGTGCGGCAGCATCTCTACCAGCACGAACCACTTGAATAGCAAAGTATTTTGTTATTGTTGGATAACCAGCACGGTTGGCATTCACAGCAATCACATCACGACGAACCAGGGCACCAGAAGCAAGACCGGGTGTGCTACTTACAGTTAGTGTATTACCACTCATGCTGTATTGAATACCCGAGTTGCCACTTTCAAAGTTGGCACTATAAACCCAGTTGGAGGTATCATCAGTTGCACCAATATAAACACTCATACGGGCTTGTATTGGGAACTGGCCAGTAATAATAGTATTATTGGTTGCGGCACCCACAGTGACAACTTCATTGTCTAAACTACCAGTGATACCACTTTCACCTGCTTGTAATCTACCAATGGTGTAATCATCTGTGTATGTGACACTTAGATATGAACTCTTGGCTCTAATGACCAGGCTATCACGACCACCAAAGTTAGTGCGTGAGATACTGGGTGTTAAACTACCAGGAGCAAAGAACAAGAACTGATTGTTTATGGGATCTGGTGTGCCAGTTTGTTGAACTTCAATGCCATCAATGACTGCAAAATAACTTACAGCCTGCGTAGATGGAATATTGACTCTTGCGGCTGTTAGTGTAATGCTGACAGGAGTCAAACCAGAACCCAAGTTGGGATCAGCACCTGGTGCCAATACAAAGAACTGGTTGGTAGCACTTAGTTTAACTGCTCTTGCTGAGCCAGTTAAGCCTTGTCGTTGTTTAGTGATAGTAAATGTCTTGCTTACTGTTGTGCCAAGATAATCAGCACTGACTACAATGTTAGCACTGTCAGCAGTTAAACCGGTAAATGCAATCCTACCAGTTGAGGAGATTGTAGCACCACCCACACCAGAACTTGATACCACTTGGAAGTTGGCAGCAGAGGCAGTGACATCCACATTGCCCAAGATGATCTTTAAGTCACTTGTAATGCCAGTCAGGGAGCCAATGACAACGCCATCAGCATCTGCGGGAACGCCAGCCGATTCATTAGTTAGATAACCTACAATGGTGTCACTACCTTCACGCACTCGTTGGATGCTGGTTGTATCAGTAAATGTTTCTGCGGCATAAACTGTTGTAGCAGTAATACGAGCAGTGCGGACAGTTTCACTTGTTGTTAGTAAATCACGAATCTGTGCGGCTGTGAGTGTCAATACACTACCAGTGCCAAGACTTACCACACTACCACCTTCTCGTTGGCCAGTCCATGTGATAGTAGTGCCAGGTAAGTTGATGGCTTCAGCATAATATGACACTGTGCCAGGCTGATGAGCCGCAGTATTTGAGATACTGCCATTCTTTGGAATACTAATAACTTGACTTGTTGAACTTACACGCAATAATCTTGCTGTAGCACCAGCCGCACCATTACTACCAGCCGCACCACGGCGTTGTTTAACAACTACGAATGTTTTGTAAATGCTTGCTGAACCAGACTTGGTGGCTCGAACTACAACACTTGCAAGATCCGCACTGATTGATACCAATGTAATCCGACCATAGTTGCTGCCAGGTGTTGCGTTGATGTTGGCATCACATCCTGTTTCACTATCAATAGTTAAAGTATAATCCGCAGTGACATTCACAGTGCCAGCATAGATTTGTATTTGGCTTACAATACCAGCCAGGTCCGCACTTTCATATGTGCCATCAGTTGCGGCTGGTAATGCTGAAACTTCATTAGTCAAGAACGCAGTAATGCCTGTGACACCATCAGCACCTTCACGTAATCTAACAATAGTTTGTTCATCAAAGTAAGTGACGCCACCTGAATCAATCTCAGCATGCACTACAACATAATCTCTGTTGCCAAAGTTGGTGTTGCTTAGTGTAGCAGTTGAACCAGTAATGTTTAGTGTGACAGGATTGTTATTGGCATCAGTTGCACTCCAACTTACAGTGCCACCTGTGATATTGTTGAGTTGAGCAGTTAAATTGATTGCGACAGGCAAGTATTGTGTAGTTGCCGCATCACTTTCGCCTTTGAGTCTTGTAAAGTAGTTGCTACTTGTAATCAATCGCAGACTGCGGCTGTTGGATCCATCAGCACCAGCACGCAGTTGTGTAGCCAAGACTCGTGTTGTGCCAATATCACTCAACTCACCAGAACTATTCTTATAACGAACTGTGATTACAAGACTTTCTTGTAGTTCATTAAGATCCAGGATACTCCATACAACTTTATCATTGACAGTATCATAAGTTGGGGCACTTAGTGTTAGTTTAGTATCATCGTATGAAATGTTAGTCACACGCCAGGTATTCACTGCTTGTGTTTCATCTGTAGTTGCCGCACTTAGATTCAACTTTGTAGTGCCCACACGCAACACCAACTCTACTGTTTGGCCAGTGGCGGGGTTATTGCCTTCTGAATCTGTTGGAACAACCACGGTTGGTGGGCTCCATTCAAACGCAGTGGCCAGGGCTTGTTCATTTAAGATAACACCAGGTGTCCATACTACTCCACTTGACGCCAAACTTAGTGGAGTTGTAAGTGCTCCAATCTTGGCTCGCACTTTAAAGAAGTATTCGCCTTGTGGCAATCCAGTGACTTGTAAATCATGTGTAGTGTCAGGTTGGAATACACCACCATTAGGTTTGATAGTGTTATAATAAGTGTAAGTGCCACCAGAAGTTGTGCTACTGATAAAGAATTCTAATGTGTCATAGATTCTATTTGACGGCATTGTAGCACGAACAGCAAAACTTGGGATAGTAGCAACTGGGTTATACAAGTCGTTAGGAATAGTTGCGGCATCTAATGCTTGTAATTGGCCACTACTTGCTCGACGAGGAATATCTGTATTGGCAACTGGTTCAAACTGATCAATGCTTTCATCTGCATATACATCAGGATTGTATTCTAATGCTGAGATTTCAACTTGGATCTCTGCTGTATCATTCTCAAGTTCTCTAACACGAGTCACACGGAATAGTTTGTTAGTCCAGCCCAGAGGTGCGTTAGTGATACTGATAATATCACCTGAATCAACCTGTAGTGCCGCATAGTTGGCACGGAAGATTGCAACAATATCTTCACGAGCCTGTTTGAGTTCTAACAAGCCCACACGAGTTGCTTGAACTCGATTATCTACAAGTTCAAGTGTTAGGTTAAGTGTGTTTTCTGGTTCATTAGTATTCAGCAGTTCAGGATTGTCATCAAATAGACTTACACGCACAGTATGATTCTGTGCTTTAATAGCAGTTTCAGGATATGTGATAGCCATGGCATTGTAATTACTGTCCAGGCTGGTTGTGCTTACACTGATACCACTAATAATATTGCTGTCGTCAAATTCAAATAGTTCTTGCCCTTCTGCATAAGGACGGTTTGGAACCACAATCCACTTACCAATTTTAGGATTCCATGTGCTCCATGAGCCCGACGCCAGGTTGATCTTACGCACATTGTCTCGAATGTTGCCACCAGCAATGAGACCGTTGATGGTGTATCTTGGACCAGTTGTATCAGCACCCGCCGTATCACGATAAGTGACTAATTCATCACTTACTGAATATAAACTTAAAGGATTTGAATCATTGATACTTGATTCTTGATCAACTCGGTCCGATGGAATACCAGCACCATAACGAGTGTTGGTTAGAAAATCATACCATACAGCACCTGGGTTGCTTAAGGTGTTGGTCATCTTGAATGTCATATTTGGCATTGAAGTATAACCCAGGGTAGCATTATACTTTACCCGAACAACAGCAACATACATGCCACCATACTTGTTATCTGTAGTAAGTCCGGGGACAATACTTTCTGTTGTGCCAGTATTAGCACCAAAGATAACGGTTGTTCTTTCACGGAATACCCATACATCAATATAACCTGCTGGGTTTGTGTCAGTAGTGCCATCAGGGTTGATAGCCGATACTACTTCATGCTGATTACCACTAAAGTTAAGTTTCTGTTCGCCCATCCATACTTCATCTACACTGACACTGCCAGAGCCTGTGATTTCACACAAGGCATAGATGTAATACATTGTTTGGCTGTCATTACTGATGCGAGCATCAATGATCATGCCTGGCACATAACTTGTGCCATACAATACTGGGATCCGATTATCAGTTGAAGGGGTGACTGTAATCCGGGTGCTTGTTGCCGGTGGTGTAGTTGTATCTAACTCACTTGCTGTAATAACTGTTGCACCTGTTTGTTGTGCTACTACGGTTGTAGTATTGGTAGTTGCCACAGACTGTGATAAGTCTGTAATAACTCCTGTCATTGAATCTGCCATATCTATAAATCCTTTAAGGGGTTGCGGTTGGAGTAGGTGTCCAACCAAAATCAAATGTCGTTCTATTTAACGACACAACACGATCCATCGAAATATCGCCAGGATAGAATCGTTTCTGATCAGTGGGTTTTGTATAACGACCAGTTGTTTGCTTTTCTAATAAACTATTTGTTGAAGCACATACAATACTTACTGTCTGCCCACTATCAGAACTTTCCCATGATTCGTTGATGCTAAATGAAGTCACATAACCATCATAACGCAAATACACTTGGTTAGGCAATGGTTGGCCACTTGCTTCATCTAAGAACACACGATACACTTGCACAATGCTGCCTTTAATAGGAGTTGCCAGCACAAGACTAATAGCATCTTGGTCAATACCACTTAGACTAACGGTCATGTCAGCATTGGAGGCAGTGATATCATCTAAGATGTCACTGGTGGCTAACAAGTTGCCTAATGGCAAATATACTTCGCCATTATATGTAATAGGTGCATAAATGTTAGTGATACGATAAATCTCACTACCGGTATCAATACGCACGATTGTGGCATGCGTGATTGTGTTGTTTTCTACTGCTACGATTGCTGTGCTCATAATACACTTTCCACTAAGACAAAATCACCACCCCATGAAACAAGATCACCTGCTTCAATTGTCCAATCTGGCACGGCGGTTGCAATAACACGCCAGGTCACATCAACGCCATACTGCATGGTCTTACCAACAGGATCATAACCTATTTCATTCACACGCCCACGATGCACAGCAACAGTTAAAGTATTGTTGGTGCCACGAACAACTTGCCCAGTGACAGTATATGGATAACGACTATCAGTTGGTTGAATCAGATCACCTGCTTCAAATACTACAACATCAGAAGCCACTGCTGGTAAGTTGCTGAGTGTTAGTGTTGTTGAGCCTACCGACCAGGCTGTGATTTGCATTTGGTTGCGTTGTGGTGCTGTCAAGCCGCCCATGTATCGAGTGATATATTCAGTGCCTGCGGCACCATTTAGACTAATCTCACTTTCAACTAATCGATCTACACGGCTGATTTCTTCCAGGATACCACGACTGGTGCTATACTTTAAGCCATTGTGCATTGTGACAACAAAGCCCCATACTCGTGGGCCTCGTTGTGCTGTCTTAATCTGCTGACTACGACTAAAGGTTTGTGCCACAATAGGTTTCTTGCTGATGCTGATACCAGTGGCATTGTTTATGATTGTTTGAATACTCATTGTTTATCTTCCCATTGGGCTGCGTTGGCGGCCCTTTTCTGTCACTGCATACAAGAACTCTGGATCTCGTGCTACCATCTGTTTAAACGAAGCAGAATCAACTGCTGTGATGTAATAATTCACTGTGCCTGATCCACCCATTGCTGAACCAATTTGATCATTTGGGATAACGGTGCGACCACCAATGCCCGACACAATCTCAGGACCTCGTTCGCCAACCAGGACTGGTCCGTTTGTGGCAACATAACCACCATCAGCAAAAAAGCCTTTTATAAAGTTAAATGCTGTGCCAAATATATCACTGGCACCACCTGTGGCAAAACTCAGGAGCCACTTGAATGCTTGTTGTGCTGCCAGTTTAACTAACTCTTTGATCATTGTGCTGATCAAATCTTTAAACTTGATCTTGCCTGTAGTGACCATTTGTGTAAAGCCATCAACAAACGCATTTTCCATTGCACCAAATATACCTCGGGCAGCACTGGCTGCTGAGGCTGTGTTGTTGATGAAGTTATCATAAGCACTCTTCCAACCACCTTGGAAACTTTGTTGGTAGTCATAAGTTTCTTTGGCACTCTTTTCACGAGCAGTCTTTTCCTTGTCATACACTTCATTGATACCAGCAATTTGTGTGGCTTTGAATTTCTCATTGGCAAGAATCTTGGCTTCAATGGATGCTTTTTGTGTTTCAGTTAATTGTGTATCTTGTTCAAGTTGTATTTCTAAATGACGTGTCTCGGCATCAATTTGATCAGCAATACTCTTTAACTTGGCCTGTCGTTCATCCTCAATGCCTTTTAGTAGTCGAGCAATTTGTTGCTCACGAGGTGTCAGGGCTTGTGTTTGTAATTCAAACTCGGCATCCTTGATGCGTTTGGCACTTTCAACACCAATGTTGCCCAATTGCATGGTCAAGTCATATTCACGAGTCATGATATCAATTGAGTCCTTGATACCTTGAATCTTCATGTCGTATGCTAACTTGGTTGCAGTATAAGTTTGGTTTGCCGCATCGTAGTTTTTCTTTTCTTGTGCTTCAATACCTGGCAACAAGGCCAATTGTTTATCAATAGTAGCAATAACTTCTTTGTCAGCAGTTAGTCTCTGACTTTGTAGTTTTGCTCGTGTGTCAGAAGTTTTCTTTTCAATGTCAGCATAGGCTTCCATTTGGCGTTTTTGTTGATCACTAACACCAATCAACTTGGTATCCATTGCTAACTTTTCACTAAGTCCTGCCAGGTTGTCACGCAAAGCCTGAGTAATGTCAAGTATGGCTTGCTTTTCTTTGGCCCAAGCATCAGTTGCTTTCTTAGTAGTATCAGTTGCTTCTTTCTTTGTATTGGTGTAGCCAACAATCTCTACTCTATAAACTTCAGTGGCTTCAGCCCCTTCTTTCTGACTCTTGCGGAATGCTTCACTGGCTGCTAAACTTTCTTCAACTGCTTTGTTATAGGCCTTGATAGGGTTTTCCATGTTCTTGATAGCATCAGCAGCCGCAGCCAATCCAGCAAAACGAGCACTTAATCCATCAATAACAGCATAGAACTTATCTACAATAAAGTCACGAGTTTTCTTTAACCAATCAACCATGCTTTCAAACGCACCATTTACGTTATTCACAATCAGAGTAGCAAGTGGTGCTAACTTGTCAGCAAACAACACAATGGCAGCAATCACAGCACCTACGGCTGCAACAACAGGAGCAAACACTAATGCAAGTCCAGCCACGATGCCGCCTAACACTTTAAACATGTTGCCTAAGTCTTCGGCTGATATTTCCATGTTGTTAAAGTGATCAATAACTGGTTCTAAAGCCTTGAGTATCGTGTTGCCCATGTCACTCATTAGTTTGGCTGCTTTATCACTTAACTCACCTGCTTTACGAATACTTTCACTGAATTGTGCGGCAGAAATCTTGCCTTGTTCAAACTCGGTAATCAACTTTCCAAGATCAACACCTGCAATGCTCTTACCAAAGATTTGTGTTGCGGCTGCTGTCTGATTCATACCAGGACCTAATGCTGCCAACTTACGGATTGTTTCTTCCATGAGTTCGCCTGTGCGGCCTTGGTATTTGTTTAGGTCATTCAATGAGAAGCCTAAATCTAAGAATGCTCTTTGTGCTTGCTTACTGCCCGTAAATGCATCATCAAAAGTTTGTGCCAACTTTGTGATCAATTTGGCAGCATTTTCTGCTTTACCGCCTGAAGCATTAAGGGCCATCTCGAGCCCTTTGATTTCTTCAATGCTGAGACCAGTTGCGTCAGCCAAATCTACTGTGGCGTCTGCGGCGTTGATCAGATTACCAACAAATGCGGCAAAGCCACCACCTGCCATGGTAGCAAACAAGTTGGACAGTCCGCCACGCAGGTTGTCCAAGCCACCTTTTAATTTGTTGAAACTTAATAAACTATCAGAGCCTGCTTGATCTGCTTTCTTACCAAAGTCTTGAACCTGGCGAGTTGCCTGGTCCATTTGTGTTTTAAATTGATTTGCATCAACTTTTAATACCAATGTCAAGTCTTTTGCCATCGTATTACTCCTTATTTTTCTACGTCAGAAACCAGTTTATCAAAAACTTGTTCCATGTGATCCATAGTGGGACCACTCATACCTTGAGGGGCTTGACGACTTGATCCCTCATCTAACCTGGCCGCATAAGGATAGTTGGCATCAACACCTTCAGCAGTCTTAAATGTATTTCTACGAGCATTACCAGTTCGAATAGGTGTAATGCTTTTAAAGTATCTGTGTGCTTCTGTGATCAAGTCTGCTTCAAGTGTCCGAGCAGTTTCAAACATGTGTTGCACTGGACTGGTATCAACTCGTAATTCAATCATTTTTTCTTCCTTACCTTTTCTAATGCGGCTTTCATGGTATCTTGATCTAACTGTCGAGTCGGGCGGTATCCACGAGCACCATTGGTCAATTTGTTTGCTTCTTGCTTACAATAAATCTCATATGCGATGGCTGTATTGGCTACCTTGAGATCAAAAGTTGAAGCACTTCTCAAGGCTTGACTGGGGAGAACACCATATCTTGTAGCAACTCTGTCAATGGTCAATAACAAGTTGCGTTCATCCCCTTCTGTCTCTACAGCCTCACTTACTTTCCCAGGAGTTCTACCACCTTATTCACAGCCTTTAACAATAAGTCAGAAGGCAATGTAAGTTCATCATTCATGATAGGTGTGCCAGATTCATCAAGAATCAACTTTTTAATTTGTTGGATCATTTCGCCAAGATTTTCACTACGAACTGTAGCCAGTTGTGCAAATGTTTCAAGTGGTTGGCGGTCATATACCCAGAACTCTAAACTATCTTCATATTTTTCGATAGTGTCTGCGTCATCTAATGCGATACAAATAAGTTTTGGCTTACTTGCGTATTGTGTCAATTTCTTTGCCATATAAATCTCCTAATCTGGTCTTTAAGTGATGTATGCCTGCTATTGCAAACATATATCTACGATGTGCTTGGTCCAAGTCCTGTCGTGCGTGACGCACTTCATTCAGCCCTTTTGCAAGTTCTTCTTCCAAACTGGCTAATACTTCCCCAATATCGTGGTTGTCAAATATAATCATAACAGTATTATTTAGTCAAGACAAAGCCCTGACCTTTTGAGCCAGGGCTTGTTTTACAGATTCAGCAGTTTATGCTAAAGTGTAGTTTCCATCTACTTCAATGGTCAGAGGTGAAGTCCATAGAGGTTGATCTGGTGTCACACTCATTGTCAAGCCAGCCAGGAAGCCTGTGCCTGAAATAGTATTGCCAGTTCCGCCACCCATGTCAATCTCAAAATAGATGCGTAGTTTGTCATTGGAGATCTTGAATAAACCTTTGTCGGCAGCAGTAGTATCACCGGCACCGTCACCAAACATGGCAGCATCATCAACAATAACACTTAGTGTCACTTGGTTTGTTGCTGGTGTTAGAACGGCACTTTCACTTGTGCTGTTTAGGGTCTTAAATCTAAACACACCATTAGAGTTAGATACGCCAATTTCCTGCAAGGCTGGGATAGCCAGAGGATTTGTCATACCAGATTCTAAGGCAATGCTTAGTGTGGCGAATTCGCCTGCTCCACTTACATTGATATAACTCATTTTATGTTTCCTTATTCGATATTGCGAAACTTATACTCTACAGTATAAATCATCACATCGCCGGTGATCTCAGTTGTGTATTCAACAAATCTTTCATAAGACTCACCAAATACTGTAGCATCACGGGCTGCTTTAATTGCACTCAACGCATTGTCAATACCTGCGGGTTGATTTTTAGCATCTACGGCAAGATATCCTCGAACGATAAGTTGTCTGCGTTTAACATTATTACCATTCAAGATTGGGATAAGATCCTCATCTACTCTTTGCTCGGGCCCCAAATACAGTCTTTTCATATTTTTTAAGTATAAAGGTTCTGCTCCACTTGTCCAGGGCAATTCAGCACTTACTGCAATGCCGGTGGCATTCAATAAACTGGTCAATGCTGTTAGTAGTTCTGCTCTCATCGTATTCTCACCAAGTTGATTCGCACTGGATCCCTCTCAGCAGTTTCCACTGTGGCGTCTGCATCATAATCATACCAATCCCCAGATTCAATTAGTTCAATAAAGAGTTCGTCTGCACGTTCTTTATAGAACAACATCTTTTGTCGTTCATTGCTGTTTTCATTTGCAAAGTCCGCAACCTTAGGCAAGATATAATCTGCTAAGGCCATGGCCACTGTCAAGTCAGTAAAGTCTGCTTGACGGCTTAGAATACGCAATGGATCAACTGTGGGAACCAGTCTTGGATCACGATTTAGAGCCGAGTTTCTGCGGTAGTTGTATTCCTTCCACCACTCACTGCTTCGAACACGAGCAAGCAATCTCTCACTTGCTCGTGCCAATAGGTCTTCAATGTCTGCTTCAGAGTTGAGGATTTCATTTTCCTCAAACAATCGGCTATCACGATCAACCACATCCTGATATTCAGCAAAACTGATAAATGTGCCTGCACTAATAATAAATGACATCGTGATATCCTTTTCAAATCAACTATTAAACATTGACCAACTTAACACCACGTGTGGCGTCAATGACACCAACACCTGCGTGTAAAGAAGCAACAATGTCATTACCAACTGCGGCTGCACGGCGTTGAACTTCTAAATCAACATTTTGGAACATGGCGATTCGCAAGGCATCTTGCGAGAAGATGAAGCCCTTGTTTGCACCAGAAACATAAGCACTTTGGAACAAACGAACACCACCGATTTGACCAACGAAACCATTGCGTAGTGCTTCAGTTTGGAAGTCACCACCAGCATAGTTCTGGTTGCCAATTGCTTTCATCAAGATAGCAGTTTGTGCTGGGCTCAAAATACCAAACAATTGACCCATTTCACCAGCACCACGGATTTGTGCTACGGCGTCAAGGATTGCATCAACGGATACTGGATCAGAGTCAGATGTTGAACCAGTCAATGAACCCATTGCTGTGATAACATCTTGGTCAAATGCTTTGGCAACTGCATTACCTAAACTACGACCCAATTCACTTGGATCAATGCCACCCAAATCACGGATAACATCACGGGCTGCATAAATGTTAGCAGAGATTGTGACCTTGGCTGCTGTCACGCCAAGTGCGTTGAAGTCATCAACGTTGTGGGCAGCAGAAGTCAATTTCTGTGCTGTGACTGCACCCATAACTGGAACTTGTGCAGAGATACTACCTGCTGGTAGTTGAATTGCGGGAATAAGACCACCACCTAAGAATAGGGAGTTTTCTTGTGCTGTATAGACTGTGGCTGCTTTGGTAGCAACTACTAATGCGTCTAAGTCATATGCGGTATTGAACGCCATGATAATAATCCTTTTAAATTAAAGTTTGCCGGTGCGTCTTGCTTCGGCATATATCTTACGATGATCGGCACGAGTCATATCTAAGTTGCTCAAGTCAATGGGCCCTGGGCTCATATCACGAACGCCACCTGATGTGTTAGTTGTTGCTGGTGCGGCTGATACAAAGTGTGGATTAGCAGTTAGCCAATCTTGAACATATTGTTCTACACTTAAAGGTTTGCCCTTTTCACTATATCTAACGCCACCTTTGTCATCTAACACTTCCACTTCGCCGT